TAATAAAGTCTTCTAGTATAATATCGTTTCCTAAATCGTCACCCTCGTAAGTTTCTATAAAGTTTAATATCATTGAAGTATTACCTTCTAATTTGATTTGAGCTTGGTTTCCGTTTGATAAGTTTGCAAATACTGTCATAATTTCTAATTTTTAAAGTGTATCTTTTCGTTTTGTACATTACAAAGATAACAATATTTCTGATTAATCTACTATAAAATTCAAATAATATTTAATTATTTTTGCTGATTTTTAGTAAACCAGTCATTTACAGAAACATAACATTGTGTTTGAAGTAATAAAAATATGAAAAATATTTTTACAACCTCAATACACCCACTCATTATATTCAATGATTAAACAGCATTTCTGCAACGTAGCTTAAATGATTACAGAAAATAAAATTAAAGTTCATATCTTTTTTTTCCTTGTCATCAATTATTTTATATTCAAGATTTAGAATTTCATTTGTTTTGCTTTCATTTGTCAAATAATATTCAAATTGATAAATACCAAATATATCTTTTACATTTTTCACTCTGAAATAAGAATATAAATATCCAGTTGTCGCTAAATTAAAAAGACCTCCTTCATCTTTGAAATACAGATAATCTTCATGTGTTAATATAGCTTTGTCTTTTACGTGAAATTCATTGCCATCTGATATATTATTTTCCTCACAAAAAAAGAATAAACAATCAATCAATTTAGTCATTCGCTTATAAACATTTTGACCTGCATTTTCTAACTGAAATCTGATTTCCAACTCATGTAAAAAAGGATTTTCTTTTTCTGAATTTAATATTGATTTGATTTTTTCTTTAAACATAATGTTATTTTTGATAAGTGAATAAATAGAGAATATAACAGGGTTTTTGATGCTATTTTGGGCAGAAAAAGCCCAAAACATCACAAACACCTATTCGTTAAAACAAGTCATTAATATTTTCTAAAAAAGTCTTTTTGTCTGCAACTTTTTTTACATTCCGATAAATTACCATTTGACCCTTTTTAAGACTGTCAGTGTCGCTCTTAATGTATCGAACATCGCTCGAAAGTGAATCTATCCGCAAATTAAGAGAATCCATTTCTGCTCTAAATTCCAAACGATGTTCTTTTAAATCCTTTTTTACTTCTAATAAGTCTACTTGTGAGGCAAGACCTCCACAAGAACCAGAGTATAAAGTTAAGCCTGTTAGAATTACTATTGTTAGTGCTATTGTATTTATTATTTTTTTCATGTTATTTTGATTTAAGGTAATTAATTTCTCTTAAAAATTCGTCTATGCTGTCAATTTCGCCAGATTCATAAGTTTTTAAAAGTTCATCTAATACTTTTACTGTTTTTTTCTTTTCGATTTCTTCTGCAATGGTTTTAATATCGTCATCATCTAAAATGTAATTAGGTTCTGACAGTTCGCACATCTCACCGTCACTGTTGAAACTTTCAGTTTCAGCAAATGAATTGTCTTTGATTAATTTGATTATGTAGTTTTTCATTTTCCGCTTTTTATTAATTTTTCAATATCCGATAAGAATATGAAGTACTTGTTTAATATTTTGTAGGCTTTCAGTTGTTTGGATTTAATCAAAGACCGAACCGCCCGTTCGTTAGTTTTGAGAATAACGGCTACTTCTTTAACCGTCTTAAATTGGTGTTTTTCCATAATTATAAGTTGAATTTGTGATTATTTGACAAATATAAGAAATATATATGTAAATAGTATTATAATAAGGTACATTTATTATGCAAATTACAACTAATACAGAAATACAAAACCTTTTGGCACCAAAAGAGTTTGTAAAATTTGTAATATTGATATTTTTTTCTATCTTTGTCAAAACTCTTACAAATGCTGAGTTTTTAAAACAAATTATTAACTAAAAATAGCGAAAACATGAAAAAATGGAATGTAATCAGTTTATTTAACGGAATGGGAACGCTGAGACAGGCTTTTGAAGATTTGAATATAAAAGTAGATAAATACTACTCTAGCGAAATAAAACCCTATGCAATAGAATTGCAACAGTATCATTTTCCTGATGTTATTCAAGTTGGCGATATTACAAAATGGAAAGAGTGGGATATTGATTGGAAAAGTATAGATTTTATTGGTAGTGGTTCGCCTTGTCAAGATTTATCAATAGCTGGTAATCGTGCCGGGTTAGAAGGTTCAAAAAGTTCTTTGTTTTGGACTTTCATAGAAATATTAAACCACGTTAAGAAATTAAACCCAAAAGTTTTGTTTCTTCAGGAAAATGTAGGAAGTGCAACTAAAAAAGATGTTGGGATAATGAGTAGGGCTTTGGGTGTGTACCCGGTCCGGATTAATTCCAAATTAGTAACTGCTCAGTTAAGAGATAGATACTACTGGACCAACATAAAAACAAAGGAAATATTATTTGATACTGTTTCAGATATTCCACAGCCTGAAGATAAAAAGATAATGTTTAAAGATGTTATTGAAAGTGGCGAGGTGGACAGAAATAAGGCAAGGGCAATATTAGAAAGCGAAAGCCGAACAGGTACAGATATGAATAAACATTTACTTAGATATAAGAAGTTTGGTAATTTAGTTTATATCGAAAACTCAGAAGTTCGAGTAAAAACAAACACCGTAAAAGATTACGATGTAATGACTGAAAATGACTGTTTAAATTTATCATTTCCGAAAAGCACAACTAGGAGGGGGCGTGTAACAAAAGGGAAAGCCCCTTGTTTACTAAAAGGAAACGAACCTTTATACAGTAAGAACGCTAACTAAAACAGAACTTTGCAGGTTGCAAGGCTTCCCGGATGATTACTGCGAAATATTAACAAGAAACAAATCAGCCTCACTACTTGGGGACGGTTGGACTTTGCCCGTAATTATTCACATTTTATCATTTATAAATAAATAAACATGAAATACTGTCAATATATTAGAGTCAGCACACAGAAGCAAGGAAAAAGCGGTCTAGGGTTAGAATCTCAAAAAGATATACTAAACCATTTTGTAGGAAGTTCAACAGATAAGATTTTTATCGAAGTTGAAAGTGGCAAGAACTCCGAAAGACCTGAATTGAAAAAAGCAGTTGAGTACTGCATTAAAAACGGTTGCGGACTAGCATTTGCAAAAGTGGACCGGCTGAGTAGGAATACAGAATTAGCCCTAAATATATTCAGCAAGCTAAACGGCAATTTACTATCTTGCGATATTCCACAGCAAATAGGCTCAAAGATGGATAAATTCACTTTGACAATTATGTTAGCCATTGCAGACCGAGAGGGCGAACTGATAAGTATTCGCACAAAGTCAGCTATGAGAAAAAAAGTTGAACGTGATGGCGAATGGCGTACAGGTTCGGAGGCTTTTAAAGATGGAACGGCTACAACCTTAGCAATGAGGGCAAAGGCTAAAATTGCAGAACGTAGGGAAAATAATCGAAAAGTCTTTGAAACTATCTTAATGTACAGGGAAAAGGGGCTTAACTGGGCTGAAATTGCAAACAAACTTAATACAAGTGGATTTGGAACGGCTTACAATAATCTAGTAATAAACAAACAAACCAAACTTACAAAAGGTTTTCAGGCGGTGCAGGTTCAACGCATATTCAAAAAGTACGCAACCAAAAAACAGATAAAAGAAACCACGCCGAAAAACTTACAGGGCAAAATGTACAGGCGAATTGTAAGGCTCAGAAAAGACGGTCTTTCTTGGACGGCAATAGCTAAGAAACTGAGTACTGAAGAAAAGACTTACCAATCAATACAGATACAGAGGATTTATAAAAAATACTTTGTAAGTAAAGATTAATTTTTATATTTGCAGTTACAGAAAAATAACTATCTTTGCATTGTTGTTTCGCTCTCACAAAAAGAAACAGAAAATTTATAGCCTTTTAAAATTGAAGTTAGACGTGAGAGCCTAATGGATTTTTTGAAAGGCTTTTTTAATTAATAAATTATGAAAATAATTGCGATAGATGAGGAAACTAAAAACCTTGTAAATGTTAATACTATTAACCCAGAATTAAAAAGGAAAACATATCTTTGCCCTGTACACCTAAGACTTAACAAAAATGCAGAAATGCACAAAGTTGACAGAAAAGGCACTCTTTTTTTTAGATATCAAGGTGAAGTTGATAAAGTTGTATCTGATGAAATTAAAAGTAAGGCTAAAGGCGGTGAAAGTAAGTTACATTTAAAAACAAAAGAAGAAATTGCAAGATTGTGGCTGAATGATGGAAGAAAGAATGTAGAAATGGAAAAAATTTTCTACAATGATGGTAAACTTTTGAGAATTGCTGATGTTTACGGAGAAACAAAAGAGGGAAGTAAGCAAGTTACAGAAATTCAAATATCAAATATATTATTAGACGATTTGATAAGAAGAACAAAAGATTATGAAGAGAAATTTGGAATAGATGATGTTATTTGGTTGCTTGATAAAAAAATATCAAACGTAAATACTTTGATAAATTATCTATTTAACAACGGTTATAAGTATGGCATTATAGAAGTTGTCACCGAAAAAAAGTTACTGGGGGTGATAGAATTTCAGTTAAATTATATTGCGGAATCCCCAAATCAAAAATCTCTTTTTTTGTAAAGTATTATGAAAAAACAAAAGTTGTAATTATTAGACAAGATAGTACTGTTAATATAAATATAATTAAACAAAATGCTAATGTTAATATAAATATAAACAAGCATGAATTATGTATCCCTAAAATAATTTACAATCAAAATTTTGATATTTGTAAGATTTATTAATTATTTTACTATCTTTGCAATGAATATTTTTGTTGAAAGGTCGGATGTTTGATGAAAATAAAAAGAAATTATACTAAGCACCACTATATTAACAGGCCCGACCTCTGTTTTTATTTTGGTGCTTTTTTAGCTTAATACTTTAATATCGAATTATGCCAAATGTCAGTTATTTTGAAACAGTTTATCAGAGAAAAACAAAAAAAGAGATTACATTTAATGAGTTCCTAAAAGGGGTTAAGAATGGAGAATGGCAAGATTCTGTATTAAATTACAGAGCTAAAAAGTCAAAAAAAGAATTGATTCCAGCAATTACTGCATCAGGAACATTTAACGAAAACAGAAATCTTAGTCAATTAAAAAATCATAGCGGTTTTTTAAACATTGATATTGATTCTAAAGATAATTCAGAAGTAAATCTATTAGAAGCTAGAAGTTATCTTGCGATAGACAAATTCGTTTATGCAGGTCATCTTTCAGTAAGTGGTGCGGGGTTAAGCCTTTATGTTAAGATTAATCCAAGAAAACATTTAGAAAGTTTTTTAGCACTTGAAAAATATTTTGCTAATGAGTACAAAATTATAATTGACAAACAAACAAAGGATGTTACAAGATTAAGATTTGTCAGTTACGACCCTGAGCTGTTTATAAATCAAAACGCTGAAAAATGGACTGAATACCTTCCTAAAAAACAAGTCAAGCCGTCAAATTATACTCCTGTTTACAATGGCTCAGATATTGACCACATTTTAAAACAAATAAAACAAAGTGGAACGGATTTAACTTCTGATTACTATGACTGGGTAAGAATTGGCTTTGCAATTGCTTCAGAATTTGGAGAAATGGGAAGGTCTATGTTTCAAACCGTTAGTTCTAATCATCCAAGTTATAATTTTGAAAAAACAGACAAGAAATACACTAATATTTTAAACTCTGGCGGTGGTGGTGTTAAGATTAATACTTTTTTCTGGTTAGCAAAAGGTGCAGGTCTTGACATTAAAACGCCACAAACTAGAAAAATAGAAAACATTGCTTTACTTCGGAGAAAAACCGTAGGTAAAAACGGCGGTGCAAAAACTGAAGAAGAAGCAAAAAAAAACGCTTCTAAATACTTGCAAGAAATTGAAGATATACCAAAAGAAGAAAGTGATGGTATTATTAATCAAGTTTTTAGCTTAAATAACAAACAAATTGAAGACAATGAAACAGAAGAGAGTGAGGTTATACAGCTTGTTAACTATTTGCAAAGTTTAGATATTAAGAAAAACTTAATAACTCAAAAAACAGAATTTAAAGGTGAGGATATTAATGATAGGATTTTAAACAGCATTTTTCTTGATGCAAAAGAAATACTGCCAAAAGCAAAGTTCGCAAAGCAATTAGTGATTGATATAATTGATAGTGATAGACTGCCAGAGTATAATCCTTTTTTGGAATTTATAAAAAAGCACAAACACAAGAAACCTGATGGTAATATTGAAAAGCTACTTGAATGTTTAATAACAGAAAATAATGAATATTCTGAACACGTTGGTGATTTTGTAGGAAAGTGGTTAGTTTCTATAATTGCATCATTACATGGGACTTACTCTTTGTTAATACTTGTTTTAATAGGAGGACAAGGAACAGGGAAAACAGAATTTTTCAGAAACTTACTACCTAAAGAGTTGAAAAGATACTATGCCGAGAGCAAACTGGATGCAGGAAAAGATGATGAAATCTTGATGACGCAAAAACTGGTTATAATAGATGACGAGTTTGGCGGAAAGTCCAAAAAAGAAGCAGCTAAACTTAAAGATTTAGCAAGTAAACAAACGTTTACAAATAGACAGCCATACGCTCATTTTGCCGAAGATAGACAAAGAATTGCTGTACTCGGTGGAACTTCAAACGATACTGAGATTTTAAACGATACAACAGGGAATAGGCGTGTTATTCCTGTTAAAATACTTGATATTGATATTGCAAAATACAAATCTATTGATAAAACAGAATTATTTATTGAACTCTATCACTTATGGCAAGAAATAGGTGATAAATGGATGTTATCTATGGCGGATATTGAGAATTTGAATAAAAATACTTCTGATTTTGTAGAGATTACAATGGAAGAAGATCTTATAAATAAGTTTTTTGAGCCTTCAGAAAAAACAGAAAATTACAGCATTTTCTTGACAACTACTGAAATGGTTACAATTTGTGAACAGAGTTTAGGCAAACAAAAGATTTGGGTGAAAAAATTTGGGCAAGTTTTGAGGAAATTAGGTTTTGAACGCAAAAAATATAAAGGTTTATACGGTTTTTGGGTAATTAAGATAGAATAGGGTAAGGTAACTACCCTGTGCAAATTATTGTAATACAGCATTTTAAACAAAAAGGGTAAGGTAGGGTAAGGTATTGAACAAACTTTGTGAAAAATATATAATAACGTAATATACACATGGTAAATATATAATATATATCCTACTAAATGTTTTAATTTACCTTACCCTCTTACCCTATTAGATATAGTGCATTGATTTATAGACAGTTACACTGGGTAAGGTTAGTGGGTAAGGGGGTAGGGTGAACAATTATTAATTTAAACACTTGATAATATGAAACTTAGAGAATATCAGGCAAGTGCAGTAAGAGATATTAAAAAAGTCTTTGCAGAAAAAAATAATAAAATAATATTACAGTCTGCAACTGGAAGCGGGAAAACTATAATATTTACACACATTGCCGAAGCAGTTCATAGCAAAGGTAAAAAAGTTCTAATAATTACAGATAGAAAAGAATTGCTAACTCAGGCAGGGAGTAAGTTAAAAAATGCTGAATATCTAACCGCAGGTGTTAAAAAACCGCCTTTATCTAAAATTGTAGTATGTATGGCCGAAACTTTAAAAAGAAGGCTTAAAAATACCGTTTATTTAGATTTTCTAAAAACCTTTGATTTAATAATTATTGATGAAGCTCACAAAGCAAGTTTTGATAAAATACTTGAAAAGTTAGATGATAAGCAGTTTGTTATAGGTGCAACTGCTACACCTTTGAGAACTGGAAAAATGAATCCATTATCAAAATATTATAGTAAAATAGTTAATACTATTGAAATATCAGATTTGATAGAAAAAAAATTTTTATCAAAACCTAGGTATTACGGTGTAAAAATAGATTTATCTGGAGTAAGAACAACTGCAGGAGATTATAATAGTGGGGATTTAGGCAATAAGTATAATGACTCTAAATTATATGAAGGTGTTATAAGTAATTATACAAGGCACGTTCCTGATACAAAAACTTTGATTTTCTCAGCTACAATAGAAAATAGTAAAAACCTTTGTGCTGATTTTAATAGATTAGGAATTGAAGCAAAACACCTAGATAGTAATATGACTGATAAAAATAGAGCAACAATATTAAGAGAATTTAAAGAGCAAAAATTTAAGGTATTGTGCAATGTTGGCATTCTTACAACTGGTTTTGATGATCCTGATATACAAACTGTAATTTTATATAGAGCCACAAAAAGTTTACCTTTATATTTACAAATGGTCGGGCGAGGTTCAAGGGTAACAGATAATAAAAAAGAATTTACTATTTTAGACTTTGGCAATAATGTTGCTAATCATGGTTTTTGGCATGAAGATAGAACGTGGAGCTTAGATATTAAGAAAAAAAATAAATCAGAAGGAGATGCACCTTCTAAATTTTGCCCAAAATGTGATGAATTATTACATACTACTGTAATGTTTTGCCCTTGTGGTTATGAATTTCCTAAAAAGGTAAAGTCAAAAATTGAAGTAATACTTGAAAACTTAACACCTTCTGAAGTTGTTAAATTATCAAATTCAGGAAATTTATCTATAAAAGAATTAGAAGAAGTTAGAGAAAACAAAGGTTACAAGATAGGTTGGGTATTGCATAAGTTAAGCACAATACATGAATATCAAGAGTACGGAAAACTTAAGAATTATAGTCCAAAGTGGGCAAGTTATCAATTTAATAATTTCAGATAATGACAGAAGAACAATTGCATAAAAAAATTTGTGTTTACATAAAAAAAACATATCCTAAAGTTATTTTTTCTACTGATATGAGTGGAATAAAATTGAGTAGAGGACAAGCAAATAAATCTAACTATTTAAGAAGCGGAAATGGCTTCCCAGATTTGACAATATTTGAAAAAAACAAAACGCATAATGCTTTATTTATAGAGATAAAAAAGGAAACACCTTATAAAGCTAATGGCGATTTAAAAAAATCAAGTCATTTAGAAAACCAAGATAGAATGCACAAAAGGCTCAGAATGAGAAACTTTGATGCAGGCTTTTATTGGTCTTTTGAAATGGCAAAATTGAAAATAGATAATTATTTAAAAGTGATAAATAAAAGCGTGTAAATTATTTGTTATTAGTGTAGATTTATTTATCTTTGTAGCAAGGAACTTAAAGAGTACCCAGTCTGGCAATATCGCCATAAACTTATTTGATTTTTGAAATGGGTACTCTTTTTTATTAATGGAAAAGTGTATTGAGTTGTAAAAAATTTTTCATATTTTTATTACTTCAAACACAATGTTATACGCTTTTACTCAGATGTTTACATTTCTACTAAAAAATAAATTAAAAATAAATCATTCTTTTTGATTGTTTTGTTTGTAAAATCAAAATAAGTGTTGTATATTTGCATCATAAGAAATACAAACAAATACTAAAAATTAGAAATTATGACAAATTCAGCTAAGAAAAACGACACGAACAACTTCGCAAAAAGAACAGCTTCCACAATCAAAAGCATTTTAAATTCAAACAATATCCCTTTTGAAAGTGTAACAAATGACGGAGATAATAACCAATTTGGAATATTAACTCCAAATATATTAAAGACAAAAATGCAATTAAAGTTAGCAGGGTTTATCAGAATAGATAAATTTAGTACTAAAAATGTAATCGTTATAAAATGCCACTAAAAGAAAACAGAGGAGGTAAAAGAGTAGGTGCAGGGCGTAAAAAGTCCGCACCTACTATAATATACAGGTTAAGTGTAGATAAAGAGCTTATTGATAGCTTAAAATCAAAACTATCTACTAAGGAAATAAACGCTAAAATCAAGAAATTATTAAATGACTTGAATTATAATATGGCTGGTTTTTATTGTGCCAAAGTAAAAGAAAATGATTTACAACACAATGTTAAAGGGCAAAGCGAATTATTTTGCGAACATCCTAGAGAATCAAGAAAATATATAGGTTCAGGATATTTAAAGTGCGGTAAATGCGATGCAGAATTTAAGTAAGCAAAATTACCTTTAACGGTAAATCTATGGTGTCGTGGCTGCCATAAACAAATCCATATAGTTACAAACTTAAACGAATATTGACATGAAAGAAGAAACTTCAAAAAACGAACAGCCATGCACTATAGATATTGTTATGCCTAGTTCTATTTACCCAAACAAAAGGTACAATTTAACATGGTATAATGACACTGTAAAAAAAAATATAACTGGTAATACGGTGATAAGTATTATTAATGGTGCTAGACCTCCAATAAAGAAGATTGAATTAATTGAGAATTAGGCATAACGAATTATAATATGAATTTTAAAAATTACGGAATATGAGCAAGAAACCAACATATAGAGAAAAGGCTGAACAGGAAGGAAGAGAGCCAATGGATAGACAAAATACCAAATGGAGTGATGAGATAGTAGCCAAATGCAAACACAAATGGCAACCAGTACAAATGAGAATGGAGGTTGATGGATTTATGCCAGATTTAGCAAAAGGTAGGGTTTATTGTGTTTGTATGAAGTGTTACGGACATACTTACATAGAAACTGGATGGGTAGGATATTATATTGGCTCTCCTGATTTATTGGAAGAACCAGAGGAGTAATTTTTATTATTTATATTATGTGTTACCTGCTTTTTTAATTGCATGGTAACGGCTACGGCTGTGGCGGTCGTTTTAATGCCGCCCAAGCCGCTGTTATGGTTTTTATTAATCATTTCAGTCACAAATAAAATAAAAGTATTAATTTAATAATTCTAAAAAATGGAAACGCTTATAAATAAATATTTCCCGATAAAAAATAATGGTGATAAAATTATTTTCATCCTAAATGTTGTTAATTGTTGTTATAATCGAAAAATATATTTCGGCGTTGAGTGGTCTCAAAGTCATAATGTAAAAAATACTATCGCTTTAAGTGAAGATGATTTTAATGAGTTTTATGAAGATAAAGCTATTGAACATTACGATTTCATGCTCGAAACAGAGATTGATGATTTTAATTAACCATAACAGTACGCTTTGTTTACTTCAATTTTTTGAACTAACACAATCACCTAATAATCACAATATAACAAATAAAGCAATAATTAACAAGTTCAAAATATTGAACCAATGAAAAACACGAAAACAGATATATTAATACTAATACTAATATATGCAACTGGAGCTTTTCTTCTATTTTGCATATACAATATAATTATAAATTGGTAATTATGGATAAAACTGTATATATAGGAATAGACCCTGATACTGAGAAAAACGGAGTAGCAATTTATAAAGATTATAAGATTGAATTAGAGTGTCTATCCTTGTTTGAGATGTTCGACAAAGTAAACTCTCTTAGGATTGATAATTACAATATCTTAGTAATTATTGAAAAAGGAGAAAACAATAAGGCACTTTTTAACGCAATTAAGGCGGGTATGAATGTAAAAGGACAAGTTATGTCTAAAATGCGGGTAGTTGCAAATGTGGCATCTAAAACAGGGCGTAATTTTGAAATAACAAACATTATTGAGAAATGGTGTAAGTATATGAATATTGATTATGCTTTTTATACTCCAAAAGGTGCAAAGTACACACATAACCAGGTAAAAGAACGTTACAAAATTGAAGGCAGGACTAACCCTGAAAAGCGAGATGCTTTAAGATGTATTGCCCAATTCATTACTAAATTAGTCTAATATGATTAAAAATATTACAATATTATCAATATTTTTGCTATCTTTACAAGCAAAGACATCAGAGAGTGAGTTGATAGAATACTCAATTCAAGAAAAACAAAAGAAAAAAGAATACTCAGAAGAACTTTTGAAGGTTATGAAATCTTATGAAACATTAAGCAAAAAAGTTATAAAATCTTACGACTATAATTATATTGGTTATGGTCATCTAATAACAGATTCTGAAAGTTTTGATAGTATTACAGATGTACAAGCAACTGAGTTAATGTTAAAAGACTTAAAAATACAAAGGTATTTATTCGTTGGTAAAGTTCCAGAAAAGTACTTAGAAATGTTATCCGTACTTGCTTATAATTGCAGATTAAATACAATTCTTAAATCTAACTTTTACAAAGAGATTGTAAACGATGGAAACTTTGAGAAAATTAAAGAGGGTTTTTTATCATTCTCGGTAATCAATAAGAAAGAACATAAGAAGCTAAAACAAAGACGTATTGATGAGCTAGAAATATTATTTCCATGAAAATCAAAAAGGCGATTAAGATATTGAAGAAACACAACAAGTGGAGACGTGGAAAAGGAAACACGCAAACAAACCCTACTAAGTTAGGAATAGCTATTGATACAATCACAAAACATTATAAAAATGAGATAAAGCAATAATGCTATAACAGTCTTTGTATATCTCTTTGTACCGCCCTTTGCTGGGGAGTATGGGCGGTACTCTTTTAAAACAGTAAACATGGAAAAGATCAAAACAGAAACTATTGCAGAATTGAGATACAACACAAACACTTGCACAATCATTTTAAAAGATGGTACAGAAAAAGTATATACTGGTGAGGAAGCTAAAAGAATGTTTGAGAAATATAAAGAACCTGAAAGCATAAAAGAAAATCTCAAAGAAGCAATTACAAAAGCAAAGCCAAATCTTGACAAAATCAAAGATGTTGATAAGTGGGTAAATGAGTTAAGAAGAGATTAAACAAATGAAAAACAAAAGTTTAGTATTAGCAATATTTGTCTTTACAACCCTATCAATAGTGTTTAAAAAAGAACCCGAAAATATTAAAACTGAGAAAGTGCAAACAATTAGCAATGATTATGCAATGGCTTATAGTTACTGCTTAAAAATTAGATACAATGGCAAATAAAGACAAAAAAAATAAAACTAGCTTTAAACCAAATAATAAAGAAGCTGAAAAGTGGACTTTAAAAGAAACAGAATCTTTCTTTAATGAATCTTTAAAGATGTCAGAACAGAAAGATATTTACTTTATTGGTACTATAGCATCATCTTTAAAAAGCTATAGGCAAATATATGATTATCTACTTGTAAAGTATCCCGTTTTTAACACGATAAAAGAAAAAATTGACTGTAACATAGAAAACAACTTGTTTTTAGCAGGTTTAACAGATAGAGATATTAGCACACCACTTGCAATCTTTGGCCTTAAAAATAGCCATAACTGGAAAGATAAAACAGAGGTTGAGAGTAATGTAACAACAGATCAAGACGGCATCAATATAACCGTATCAACTCAAAAAGAATCTGATACAATCAGCGATCTACTCAATAAGGCAAAAGAGTAATGGAAATAACAAAAGTTTTCATAAAAACACTTGAAGCCCTGGCAAACAAAGTACCTTTAATAGTTACTTATGGCGGTTCATCAAGCAGTAAGACAGTATCTGCAATGCAGGCACTGTTTTTGCTTGCTCAAAACTCAGACAACTTACAGATTTTCTTCTTTGCTAAAACAGTCCCTAAACTGAAAACTACATTAATAGAAGACTTTAATAGGTATGTTTGTGGTAGAGATTACTTTAATAGACACTTTCATAGACAGGATTCTTATTTACTTATTCCGAAAACCAACAGTAAAATAAACTTTGCATCAGCTGATGATCCTGAAAAGTACAGAGGTGTAAGAGCTGACTATCATTTTTACGATGAAATAAACACATTCCGGCATGGCCACGCTATTTTTAAAGAGTTATACCCACGCCAAAGAGTAAGTACTGTATTAGCCTTTAATCCTTCTGAAAAGTTTTGGATAACTGACTACATGAAAGATGATGATTGTACAGTAATTCACTCTACTTTTAAAGATAATAAGTTTGTGCCTCAACAAACCATTAAGAACTTAGAAAAGTTAGCACTTAAAGATGAAAACTTTAAAAGAGTTTATTTAGATGGCGAATGGGGCGTTTTAGAGGGGCAAATTTACAAGTATAAGACTAATTGGTTTACTTGTACCGAAATGATAAAAGATTATGATTTTAGGGTATTTGGCCTTGATTTTGGATACACTAACGATCCTACTACAATAATAGAACTTAGAATTAATCAAAAAGATAAAACAATACATGAAAAAGAACATCTTTACAAAACTCACCAAAGTAATAAAGATATTGCAAATAAATTGATTGAGATAATGAAGCCTACTGATTATTGTGTTGCTGATAGTGCAGAACCTAAGAGTATAGCAGATATTAGAGATAGAATATCAATACATTCATTAAATATTACAGGAGCTGTAAAAGGTGCTGATTCAATAAGAAACGGAATAAACAAAGTTAAGGAATTTGATGTTTATGTAACTGAAGAAAGTAAAAACCTAATTGAAGAAAAACAAACCTACAAATACATTCAGGATAAATATACTGGTGAGTTTTTGAATAAACCTGAAGACAAAAACAATCACTTAATGGATGCTGAAAGATACGCTTTAACAAAGTTTAGTTTTTAGTTATATTTAACTATAAGATTTTATTGATATTGTTATAATTTAACATCAAATCACAAATTAAATTTATTTTTATATGTAAATATTTAACGAAGGTGTTTTTTAATTAACCATTAATTAAAACAAATTAAGCACTACTATTAACTTAGTGGTGTTTTTTTATGCAAAATTATAAGATATTATAAATAAATATGATTATATTTGCAAGTAATAATAAAATTATGTAAGTTTGCGGTAATGAGTTTTTTAAACAAAATATTCAGCAGGAATACTAATAAAGCTGTACAAGCTACTGAAATACAAGCTAGACCGTACTTTGATAAACTAATAAGTTCTTATAGCTCAGATTTCAAAATTGATACATCTTATCAGATTCTTAACAGTTACAGAACTATTTCACAACTAAATTCAGTTATTGAAATATCTGCCAAAGCGTTTCTTCGTGCAAAAAAAAATTTGTATGAAATTGATAGCAATGGCGAAAAGGTATTAGTGAAAAGTGGAGATTTTTATGATTTAATTAAGAATCCGCACGTTTTACAGAGCGAAAATGAGTTTTGGAAAAGCGTATTCACAAACTATATGCTGTATAATAGACAGCACGTTTATAAGAATCAGCTAAAAGGTTTTGAAGTTGAATCTTTATTTTCTTTACCTTCTGCTGACGTATCTTATTTGATCAAAGATAACCCTGATTATTTAGATGCTAAAGAAGTAAGTGATGTTTTATCTGCTTATTTACTTAATGAAGGAAATGTAAAGCCTAAAATACTACTTCCTGAAACAGTATGGACTCTGCAGGATGGTGTAATGAGTATTGCAAATAAGAACTTTGTTAATACTGAAAACCCATTAAAGCCTATTGAAAAGAGTCTAGGCACGTTAAAGATAATTGCAGATATAAAACAAGAATTATTATCTAATCATGGTGCAATAGGTATAATTTCACCTGATGCTAAAGATGCTTCCGGTCAAATACCTTTGTTGCCAATAGACAAAGATGATTTACAGAAAGAGTACAGAGATTACGGTCTACAAAAAGGCAAAAACAAGCTGATAATAACAAATAAATCTGTAAAATTCACTTCTATTTCTTTAAAAATAGCTGAATTACTTTTAGATGAGTTTGAAAAAACTGAAACGTTAACAGTCGCTAATCAATTAGGATTTCCTTCAAACTTACTAATCGATGATGCAAAATTCTCTAATAAAGAAGCAGCAAGGAAAGAATTATATGAAAACTTAGTTATACCAGTAGCAGACTTAATACAGACTTCATTTAATAAAGAATTTGAATTGAGTGATAAAGGTTTGATGTTTGAATTTGATTTTAGTGATATTTCTGTACTTCAATCTGATGAAAAGGAAAAAGCAGAAAGAAACAAGGTTAATACTGATGCAATATTGAGTATTAATAATCAAGTACAAGATAATAAAATATCAAGAGATTCAGCAATACAGATATTAGTACAAGAATATCAGATGAATGAACAAAATGCAGAATTATTAATAAGCGAATTGCAACCAAAATCAGAATAAAATGAAATTACCTAAATTTAAAGAACAAAAAGAATTATTTGATTTTCTTAGCAAAAACAGAGATATGCTTATTCATGCAAAGAAAACTGATATAAAAAAAGTTGATTGTATTAAGGTTGTTAAAAGCGAATTAGTAAATAAAGAACCTTTGCAAAATGTTTCTGAATTGCAAGAAATTAAGGTAAATGTTATTATTAATACAACTAACATTATAGATAGTCATAATGATTTACATTTGCCGGGACTTTGGACTAAATCACTACAAGAAAATAAATATCTGATGCACTTGCAGGAACATCAAAGAGACTTTGATAAAATAATTGCAGATGGAGATGATTTAAAGGCGTACACTCAAATGTTTAAATTCTCAGATCTAGGTGAGGACTTAAACGGCAATACTCAAGCCTTAGTGTTTGAATCTATTGTGAAAAGAGATAGGAATGAATATATGTTTAACCAATATGCTAATGGATACGTTAAACAGCACTCTGTAGGAATGCAGTATATTAAGATACAATTAGCAATAAACGATCCTGACTATCCAGAGTTTGAGATTTGGAAAAAGTATGTCGGTGAGGTTGCTAATGTAGAAAAAGCAAATGAAGAAGGTTATTTTTATGTAGTATTAGAAGCTAAGGTATTAGAAGGTTCTGCCGTTCCTTTGGGGTCTAATCACATAACACCTACTCAATCTGTAGAAGAGATAAAAGAAATTAAAACAGAGCCAGTTATTGAGCCGTCTGCCGACACTCAGAAAGAAACTACTCAACAGGAATTTATAAATCATATTATTAACAAACTCTAAAACAAACAAAATGGAAAATTTAGAAAAAATGTCAGCAGACTTAGTATCTAAGTTTAATGAAAGAATTGAACTAGCAAAAGAAGGCTTAATGTCTGTAGAAGACATGGCTAAATACAAATCAGACTTTGAGGCGTCTGTTAAAGCAATGTCAGTAGAGCAATTAGAATCATTTAAAAGCCTTATTGAAGGCCTTAAAGGTGAGGTTGCAGATTATGCTAAGGCGAATGCAGAAGTTAAAGATATTGTAAAAGACCAAGCCAAAGAGATCAAAGAATTAAGAGGTAATGCAGTATCTGAAACGGCTAAAATGAATCGTACTGATGCTTTTAAAACTCTTATTGAAAAAGGTTTAAAGTCTAAAGCATTTAAAGATTATCAAGACAAAGGATTTAAAGGTTCTACATCAAAAATGCAGTTGGGTGAAGATTTAAGAGGTACAGGTAAAGTTGATTTGAATACAGCTGAAAAGGCAGTAGTTCCTACAACTGATCATACTGGTACTGTAATGATTTCTGAAATATCTGATATTGTAAGAGATGATGCACCAAATAGAAAAGCTCACGTAAGAGATTTAATGAATGTAAGTTCAACAGACCAAGCTCAAATTGTTGCTGGTCAGGTTTACAATTTCTCTGACGCTTTAACATTAGGAGCTGTAATGCTAGCTGAAAATGAAACAACTCCGGAAAGTGTTTTCGCTTCAAAAGAAAATACATGGACTGTTAAGAGAATTGCAAATTCTATGCGAATTTCTAAACGTTGGTTAAAAACTAATGGTTTACAGTGGGTTATTGATACAGTTTTATCTAAGTTAATTGACGGTACGTTAACTAAAGAAGATGAGCAGTTAATGTATGGTGATGGTGTAGGAGATAACGTTAAAGGTCTTTTAAATGATGCTCAGTCGTTTGATTTAACACCTAACACTTATGTTGCTACTGCATTTGCAAGTGTTGCTACTTACAACTCAGGAACTCAAGCATTAGTTACTTTTGCTTCTGCTCACAATATGAGAAATGGAGATTCTTTAACTATTGCCAATGCAACCGAAGCTACTTACAATGCCACTCATACAGCAATAGAGGTTGTTAATGCAACTCAGGTAATTATAGATGTTGCTTATGTTGTTGAGGCTGATACTTCTGCATGGACTGGTTCAAGTGCTTCTATTTTCTATCTAGGAATTGACTTAGCAAATAACTATGATGTATTAGAAGTTTCTAAAGCACTTTTACAAGCTGATAACTTTATGGTAACTGGTAATATTATTAATCCGCAAGATGCTACTAAAATGAGTCTTTTAAAGGCTACTACAGGTGAGTATTTAGGTTTGGGCTCTGATTCTCTTAGTGGACTGCCAATAGTTGAAACTACTGCAATGCCGACAGGTAGATATGCAACTGGTGATTTCTCTAGACAAGGTTTAGAATTAAAGGAATATACACCACTTTCTATTCAGTTTGTTGAAGATGTAGAAACACATCAAAACAATGAAATTGTAATTGTAATTGAAGAAGAAATTATCTTTCCTGTTTACAATCCTTATTCTTTCATTGCTGGTAAATTTGCCGATGCAACAGTTCAATTAGAAACTGCATAATTTTAATATCAATTTGGTGAGTGTGTAAATTGTTGCACACTCACTATTTAAACCTGAAAAGATGAAACTAGAAATAGAAGGAAAAGCCGAAAAAGTAAACCAATTACGAAAAGAATTAAAACTAAGATGTAAAAATCACAATATAGTTTTAAAGGTTGTTGAAGATGAACCGGAAGCAAAACCGAAAAGAAAAAGAAAATCTAAAAAAGTAGAAGATAAATAAACATGGCTACACTTGCACCTATATTAACTATTGCAGACTTTACAGAAAAGCCTTATGATATTTCATTGAGTAATGATAAATCTATGCCTGTTAATGTTTTGGAATCTCAGATCGTAAAATATCAAAGGGAGTTCTTGATATTGGTGCTAGGTAATCAAGAGTATTATAATTTATCAGTAGCTAACAGTGGAGATTTACCAACAACAGGAAAATGGGCGGATTTTATAAATGGAGTAATGTACTTGAATGGTACTTATAATATAGACTATCAAGGAATAAGAATACCTTTGCGTAATTACATTTATGTTAACTACCTAAGAAACAACTACACTCAAACCAATGGAATGGGTGCTTTGAATATGAAAACTAAGAATGCTGATTTAATATTGGCAAATGATAAGTTAAAAAACGCTTGGAATGAAATGTCTGATTTAGTTGGTTGTTATACTAATCAAGATTCAACAGTATGGAATTACCTTAATTTCCATGATTACGATGCTAAAATGAATATTAAGGCATTAAGAAGAAGTGCAAAAGTAATATTTTAAAAATAGACAAAATGGCTGATAGTCCAAATGTAATAGAAAAAGACGGTAAGTATTGGCAAGTTGTAAC